GTTGGTATAAGCAACATGGTCTACTTCTGTTCCCGGAGCTAGAAGATCTAATGGGAATTCAGGTGATGCTCCCGGCTCAAGAGGCATAGCCTCGTAAATTCCGGTAACAATATCTCCAAAAAGAACTCCCTCTCTTAGTGGAAGTTCGAGTGCTTTAGCAATTTCACGTTGTGCTGGGAAGGCAATGTTTTGATCCGAAGCACCTGAACGCTTTAAAAGCTCGATAAACTTATCGTCGGGTCGTTTTTTAGTTGACATCTATATGTTCTCCTTTAGGTTTTAATTAGTTTGTGTTTGGAAGGTCAATGAATACTTTTGCGTAACCGGTTTGGTCTACGCTAGAAGTGAATCTACCAACAACCTTGCCTGATCCGGTTGAGTCACTATCGTCTGACCCAACGTTGACTGGAGAAAGGTTGCCACTGTGACCTAGGTACGCCTTGTCACCAGCAGAAGGGGTTCCCTCTAGTGAACTTGTTACGACCCAGCCTTTTGTTAGGAGTGTAACCTTGTTACCCTTTTGAACTTCATCTTTGTATTGGTTCAAATGTTGACGAGTGAGGTCGATGTCGACCATGTCATTTACTAGCAATCCCATTGGAACTTTGCCAGATGGATGAGCCACATATGTAACTACGGCAGCACCGTTATCCATAGAGGCACCAGAGCCTCCAGTGTTAAGAACTGCAACACCACCCCGAGTAGCTGCTTCGTTCATGAAAAACGAAATATCAGTTTGAAGTGTGCTTCTGTCTTGTTTAAGAGCCATTATTTAATCTCCTTGATTATAAATTACTTGTTGTTTTTGTTTAAGAAAGAATTCATCCATTCGCTTGCGACAGTTCTTAGCTGTGCAGATGGATCAGAAGTTTGTCCGTGATCATTAGCAGAAGATGTTTCTTGGTCTGCTAGGTTGTCGAGATCCACGTTGGACGCGGTTGTTTCTCCAGAAGGATCAATTTCCCCAGACTCTGTTTCTTCAGCTTCTGTTTCTTCTGTTTCTTCAGGCTTCTTAACGGCTTTCTTTTTCATCAAGGCTAAAACCTTGTTAAAAGTATCATCTTCAACGTCTGCGAACTCTGTCATAAACGCTTCAGCTTCCTCGCCTTCGTAGCCAATCTCTGCAATTTCTGCCTTACGCTTCATCATTGCTTCTTTTTTCTTCATGTCTCTTAATTCTTCCAGCTTCTTTTTCATCTCTTCGTCTTTAGTAGCAATTGTAGCTTCTAAATCAGAAATGGAATCTGTAAGTGTTTGGACATTAGCTTCTGCTTCTGTTGCCTTGGCTTCAGATTGAGTAAGTGCCTCTTTAGAATGAGCCGCTTCATCTGCTAGTGTTTGAATCTTTGATTCGAACTCGGCCTTTTGTTCGGCCAGAACTTTTTCTGTAAGCTCTTTGTTGGCAGCTTTAGCCTCTGCTAATTCTTTTTGCAATTCGTCGAACTGCTTTTCTGTCGGTGTCATAGTATCTTGCTCCTTTAGTGAAGATATTGAGTAGTTTTGTGCTTCGGAAACCTTAAAATCTAAATTCTTCTGGTTTATGATAACGCTTCTTGGGTTGGCAGGGTTAGAAACTAAGCCTTTACCAGAGAACGATAGTTGTCGTAATAACCTACCAATCTTAAAATCGTCATATTGTCCAGTTCCTCCGTAAGCTCTTAAATGTTTCGTTAAGAACGCACTAGACTCGTCTCTTGTTACAACCTTGGTTGATCCTTCTGAGTCTTGCATTGCGTAATCAAAGTTAGGAAAGAGACACTCCATGGAGACTGCCCATTTTTCACCAGCTTCTATCTCGGTTATAATATCTTGTATACGAGATTTTTTTTCTGGATCTGACCATTCTTTGTATATTACGGCAGAAGTTAGAATTTCGAATTTTTCGGGAATTTCTTCCACGTCCTCTGGCACGTTATTACCAGTAAAATCAACAACCTGATTGGCTGTGATATGCCCTATAATGTCTGATTCGTCGTGCATGAAATTAAACGGCTTATCTTCCGATGTACTCTTTGCCCTCCATAACTCAGTGGGGTCAAATACATCATCGTTTTTATTCCAACCAGTGCTAACCAGAATTGTATTTAAGTAAAATAGATCAAATTGATCTTTATTTTCTGCTACTGCTATTCCCAGTTTTTCTAACTCTAAATCTTTAAGTTTTGAAAATAGTGCATCGGATTCTGATTTTTGAATCGTAGCGTAACAAGCTATTGAATTTTGACTAATTAAATCTTGTAATCCAGCGTCTATCTCGGATTGATATATCGGCAATTTCATTTTATGTATTCCTCCATAAAAATAGTTACACAAAAAAGTGAAAAATACGACAAATATTAGACAAAAGTATTCATGCTTGAATATGCGGCAGCTTGGATATGTACAAGCTCCGAAGTGTTTGGGCTTCTTTCAAACATTTTTAAAAACGAACTTATTCTGGTTTCTAACGCCTGACAATATTCTTGGCTTGGAAAACCCCCACCGTCTAGTAGCTCTTTTATATAATCATTTGTAATTGTCATAAAAGGTTTCATACCTGTAAAAACACATAGTTTTAGATGTTCAAGCTCTTTAATTTCGATCTTATTTAACGCCCTAGCGTTTTTTCTCCCGTAGTGTTCACAAGCAATCGATGTTATAACTTTTGATATTTTTTCCTGAGCACGAATACCCCAAAGAGTTAAAGCGTCTTGATCAGCTAGAACTTGATCGTTAGCAGCTTGGCCGCTTCTGGGCAAAACCCTTCTCTGCTTTCTTGGTTTAGAATCTCTAGCGAAGTCAGGTCGTCCATTTTCTTTTACCTCGCTCCTTTTGGTATCTTGGTTGTTTACAACAGGAGTGCTTTCTGGAGGATCTTGAGAAGGAACACCTAGATTTTCCAAGTATTTCTTATCCAGAGTATCCTTTGTCATAGAAAGCTTTGCCATATCCTCTTTATGCTGAGGGTTGTGATATGGACTAGCCTTCTTAGGAATATTAGGATCTTTAGTTCTAGAGTTTTCTTCTCGTTTTACTCTCACTTTTTCTATATTAGGTATTTCTCTGAATCTTTCTAACAATGTTTCATCTGACATTATACCTCGGTCAACTAATTGAATTAGTAGATTTTTCTCAGCAGCTTCGTCAGAAAGAACAATTGAATCAAAATGTATTTCCGCTGGAGCATTGAAACCCATAGCTTGTCTTACATACTCTATCTCCTGCCTCCAAAAAGATGATAGCACATTTCTTCCATATTCAAGTCTTTCGATTAACGTTTTTAGAGAAACGTAATTATTGGTATACCCACCACTTGCACCCGAACTTCCTGTCAAAGTTGGAGGTATTCCCAATCCGGCGTAGATACTGGTTAATACCGGTTGGTATTTTTCAGAGCCTAGAAACTTGTAAACTTGAGACTGGCTTTCTTGGAATTTAAGCTCTGGCCCCCAAACGAAATCCATTGTTCCGCCACCGACATTACTTGCCAATATATCCCTAACCTTATCTAAACCAGCCCTAGTTGGAACAATCTTCTGATCAAAATCTCCAAGAGTCCATAACCTAACGCTAGATATAGCACCGTCTAGTGCGGCCAAGTCTGCCAACTTCATTTTCTCAAGCATTTTAATATCGTCAAGAATGGCATATATCATTGGATTTGCCCAAAGTTGCCAATCGTCTTTTTTGTAATGGTAAAAGAATGTATTGTGGTAGTCTACAGGGATCAATCTCTCACCAGCACTTATCTGTGACCTTGTTTCGTCAGACACAGAGTTGTAGAAATCTGTATTACTGTTTGCAGGGTTTAGCAGAGACTGTGCGGCACTTTGGGTGATTCTTAGATAATGGACAGGTTTGCCATAAACCCCTTCTGGACTCTTAACTTCAATGGTTGAAGGATTGATAAAATCATACCTCCAAGGAATCTGTCTTTTTTTAACCTTTGGATTATCTACAACTATATTTCCAGCAGACCTTAGAAGTTTTTCTTCTTTTTTGTTTATCTTAGCAACTCTTCTCTGAACAATAGGATTTCCTAGTCGATATAGGTAGTTAAGAAACCTTTCAGAACGGTCGTCACCTTTGATTTGTCTATACCACTTCCTGTAAAATTGTTCGACCTTCTTGTTTGGATGAACTAAAACAAGTCCCTGACTACCAAAGTCGCTCATAAGATCAATTATATTTCTAATGATTCCAACTTTATCGTAGGCTGCACCGCAAGCCGTCATGATTCTTTGTTGACGAAGAGGAATTGCTTCTCCCGGGCGGAAAGCGTCATAATCAGATCTGCCGAATTGAGGTCTTACCGATCTATTAGGTTCGACATCGATATATGTCTGCTCTCTGTATCCGGCTGTTCTGTGAACCATTCCATCGTAACCATCCATGTTTCCAATTTCATAAATAGAACTTCTTTCGTTTTCATCGCCCCACGTTTGATATAGCGGATCTTTAGGCATTTTAGCTTTTCCTTATATTGATTTTTCAGCAAAAACCCATTGACGTGGGTAAGCTTGCGAGTTACAGACTGAACTTACTTTGAAACCGTTGGTTTCTATATTTTTCTTTACATCTTCCATGCTAAACCAATTCTCAATAGGTCTGTTGACAGAAGCATCTTCATGAGGAATAACCTCGATAGCTACGTACTTTGTTGCATAACTGCAAATAACATCTATACATTTTTTAATGTCTTTTGCGAATAATTTATTTTCAGAGTTGGAAATTCCAGCAAAGAGATGATGCAGTATAGCAGATGCTATTACCATTTCACTAGTCAGCCTTTGTTTGACTGAACGACCTGTGTGTTCAGAACCTA